ACCAAAGATATTCACCCTTATATTCATCTAATTTTCTCTCTAATATGAGTATTTTTTGTTTTAAATCAGTAATTTCTTTCGATTTCTCTTGACATTCTGCCTCTTTCGTGTAATATAATGACATATAATCCATACTACTTATCCTCTTCTTTAGGTGGTTTTAATAGATCACAATTATAAGATAATGTTCTTCTTGTTTCATCTGTACCATTGAACGGATAAACTCCGTGTTGTGTATTATATGGAAACACATAGAACTCACCCACTTGAGCATCCACTCTAAGTTGAGGTATTGAAAGCGTGTCGTGAGAACTACCTATAAATTCTAAACGACCATTCGCAGGTTCATGTTCTTTAGTTATTTCTTTACCATATGTACTAGGTCTTTTTAAAACTAGTACAGAAGATAGACCTAAATCAGTTTTTTCGCTTGTATGATAATGAAATGGATTATACTCCCCAGCTCGCATTTCATTTATCCATACAGTATTTAAAGTAGGCACCCAATGAGGTTTCTGTATATGGTGTATGTATTCGTTAAAACAGTTTAGAAAAATAGTATTCATATCTTCAGTCATTATAGAGTTAACTAGTTTTTCTTCTGCTATTTTACCTGCAAGTTGACTAGTCCAATCTTCTAAATCTTTTGCTTCATCATATGCTGTATTAATATCATCAATCATTTTTATAGGCAACTCATATTTTATAATGAAAGTTCCTAATACATAAGGTGTCTTTTTTATTTGTTGTGTTTCACTCATTCGTGTTCACCACCTTGACCCCTAAGACTTGTACTAATTCTTTCATCTTGTACCTGTTTAAAATAATAAGCTGTTAGAAATATTGCGGCGACTAACAAAGCATGTGCCAGTGCTGATATGCCAAAAGCATAGATATTTTCAACAATGTAAATACCAAATACAGCAGACCACATCCATGCTAATATTTGCATAGACATTAGTTTAACTTGCATCGGTGCTTTACTAAGGGCGTTCACCCTATCATTCATAATTATATCCCAATAGTTTTTCATTATATATCCTTAATCTTCTTCTTTAGTATTTGTTTATATTTTGTAGTATTATATTTTAGAAATGGTTTGTATCTAATCATTCTTTCATATAGTTTCGGCCATAATACTTTTTCTGTTATACTTTTATTTAACTGCCTAGAGAAGTTAAGTATATCATCTAGTATTATAAATGTTTCAAAGTTTATTCTTTTAGAAAGAAAGTACTTTAGTATATATGGATGTTGACCATCTTTTGAAATGAATATATTATCAAATGTAATATCTTTTGTATTCATCTGTTCAATAATATAGTCTATATCCTGTTCATAATAATAACTTAGTGCCTCAATCTTCTTTTGCCATAGTTTAAAGTTCTCATCACCAAGTCTACCAATGATGTCACCAACCCATAAATTAGTATTAGTAACAAAATTGCTAACAAAGTAGTCAGCAACATCCCTATCATTATAAAGTTTAGAAAGTTTATGAAAAAAATACCGATCCCTTCTCTTAGTAAAGGTGCCCAACCTTGCCGTTGTTCTACCATTGTGTTTATGGAAGTCATAAGATTGGTTTTTGCTTGTGAAGTGAAGTTTGACAGCCAAGTAGATTTTATAAACTTCAAAACCATTCATTCTACCTACTATACAGTTCTGATTTGTTTCTTAATTTGTGCTATCAGTTTATCTTTTTTTAATCTTCTATCTACTTCGATACCTAGATTTCTACCAATTATCTCTAGTTCTTTTTTTGTCTTATGTTTAAGATCAGTTCTAGTAATTGGGTCAGTTAATTCTAGTACTGATTTTGTGAGAACTTGTACTGGTTCTCCTGGTGCAATCAATTTTTCTAGAATGTTATTAAAGAATTTATAAATTCCCATATCTTTCTCCTTATATTGGCAACTTTGCCGTTTTCTCTTTTAACATATTCAGTCCCTGAGCTTCATATGCAATTTTTTCTTTTAATGTTTTATTAATAAGTGATCGTATTGTAGCAGGGTCGAGACCAGTCTTATCGCAATAGGACAGTATAGCGTCCATATAACTTATTCTTTTCTCTTTAACAATATTCTCTATTAATAAAGCAAACTTATTTGGTGTAACTATATTTTCCATACTACTATTATAACACCTTTTGTCTAGATTGTCAAGGTTTAAACCAGGAATAATCATATATTTTCCCATTGTTTTTTCAATTTATCCTTCAATTCACTACGCTTCGGTATCTTCTTATTAGGAATGACTTGTGGTCTATTCTTATTTGCTCTTGCGACTGGATTACTTTTAATTTTTTTCATCTTTTTATAAATAGTTTTATGTTCTCAATTGTCTTTTTAATTACTGCAATCTTTACCTTTGAAGGTATGGATCAGGCATACTTTACTTACCATACCGATATGGCATTTCTGTCAGAAGAATTGTGCGATAATCATATATCTAAAAAAGGTGAAGAAGTTATTGTTTCTCTAGAGGAACATTATTTAGGAGAAGAAAACAACTTTCCACCTACTATAAACAAAGATGATTATGTTGCCTTTAGAATCGAATGTCAACCATATATCTGGGATAATGAGTCTTTAACACCTATGAGATATAGACCAGTAGAGCCAAAAGAAGAACTACCCTCCGTTTGAAATTGTAAAGTCTGCGATTGCGTCTTTAAGTAAAGGTAAATAATCTTTCTTATCTTTCACAAATGTTTGCACAGCACCATCTTCTGTAACCATAAGAATCACTACTTGCTCAATGGGATTGCCAAATCTTTCTTCGTACATTTCACAATAAGCAGAACATTGAATAAAATAGTTCTCACACCATTCTTCTTTCTTCTCTTTTGTGGATGTTTTAAAATCAATAACAGATAACTTACCATCATATTCAGCAATACAATCAACTCTACCTGCAATCTTGTACTTGTCGCTATACAATGCTGCTTCTTGTAAAACAATATTATCTACATTATCAAGTTCATCTTTCATTATCGTAAACAATGCAAGAGGTAATACTTCTTGTTTTGTTAGTTCTTCATTATTAAGATAGTTCTCTATCAATGTATGCACAGCAGTACCTCGTCTTGCAGCTGATCGCATTATCTGATTTGCAACATCATTACCTACATGGGCACGCCATTTACGAATACCCTCTTTACCTCTATCTGATAAGACAGTTGTAATAGAAGGATACTTCTCACCCTTAGGGGTTACATAGTATCGCTTGCCATTAATGGATTCTGTGGGTAAGTCTGGACCACCCCAAGATGGGGCGTTATGCTTGAAAGACTTTAGACTATAATTGTCTTTCATAAATTTATTTAATTGATTCATAACTGCTATTATAACAGGATATGACTAGAATGTCAAGCAGTTATTTTAGTTCGGAGTGTGAATAGTGAGTGCCTTGATCGGTCTTTTTAGCAGATAAAACTTCTTTTCTATTACTAGTAGAGCTATATGAGCAATGAACCCAACCACTATTTGGATCGCCTTCGGTATAAAACTCTAATATCAATTGGTCAAAATCTACATTATCTCTAATCCAAATCGCCAAGTCTTTGTTATCAATACCAGTGATTTCAAAATCTGCTGCTTGTCCTTTAGCGTGCTGTGATCTAGAACTTGAACCAATCGCCTCACATAGTTCAGGTGATCTATAACCACTTGTGATTCTAACAGACTTACCAAAATGACTTCTGACTTTTTGTAAAACATTTTCGCATAGTGCTTTCATGTTTTCTAAATGAACATCATTAGGTGTATTGTCAATACCTTTTCTAACTGCTGTATCTGATTTTGTAAATTCGTTTAAACTAAAGTTATCACTTAATTGCATATTATTTCCTTACTGTTTTGATTATTCGTTAATGATCTTATCACAATGTTTAACACCTGTTTGATCGGTTGTCATCATACATTGTTCTAAACTGCAAGTATATTGTACTTGATTGCCAGAATTTCGTTCGGCTAATCTTTTTGCAGCAAGGCAGGTACTTAAATTGTCTTGATGATACCAACCTTCTATATTTTTATTACCACCATCATAGATGTATAAACTAAGTATAATAACTGTTTCAATGATCCCCATTTTTTCTGTTCTCCAGATCAATGATACGATCTTCGTGAAATTGAATAGTCATATCATTTTTCTCAATATTAGGTATCTTAGACTCTATTGTTTCTTTTAATTTTTCTACATCACCTGCTAGATATTCAGTAAGCATATAAAGTTCTTGTATCTGTGGAGAGACCATGTCGCCTTTTGGCACACCTTCGATAAACTCATTTGCTGCTTGTATATCTTTTTCAATTAATTGTAGTTGTGTTTCTATGGAGTTCAATCTTTCAATAACGCCAAAAGCAAACCATGCACCTACGATAACAGTTGTTATAATAGAGATTAAATTTCTAGCGGGCATACTAATAGAAGTATTTTCAGATACTTTCATATTAACCTCTCGTTATCTCTACTATTTTTTTTAGTTGTGTTTCGATTACACTTTCTCTATTTGGCCAATAGATGTAA